GTACCTGGCATTACGCCACCTGTAATTGCAACGGCCCAGCGGAACGCGAATAGGCGCGCAATGCGTTAACAACGCTTTCACCGATTTCGGCACTTGTGGCAAGACCGCCTGTCACGTTGATGGTGATACCGCCACCGTTGTTTATGCGATCTAACGGCACAACGGCCTCTGGGCCTGCTTCACCAATTAGCGCCAAAGTAGGACTTGACACGATGCCACCGTCAGCCATGCGAGGAATCTTGCGCGGAACCTGTGTCGCTGGGCCTGTCGCGCCCAACTGTGGTACTGGCATTGTTGGGGCTTTCGGAATATCTGGCAACAACGGAATTGAATTATAGGCGCTAATAATTGCGTTGACCGCGCCGATTGCAGCGTTAACCATTCCAGCAAAGAAGCCAATAACGGTATTAACGATTGCGTTGATGCCGTCACGAAACCACTCAAATTTGTTGTATGCGGCAACTAGCCCAACGACCAGCAATGCGATGCCGGCAGCAATCAGGGCAAATGGGTTAAGCGCCATGGCAATGTTGGTAACCACGATTGCGGCAGCTACGGCGGAAATAGCGGCAGCAATAGCCAAGAATGCTTTGGGGTTATCTTGAGCCCACATTGCAAACTTGTTGAGTATCGGGAGCACGGCCTCGACTACTGGCAACAACGCTGCACCAATTGATTCTTTAGTTTCGCCAATGCTGTTTGACAAAATCTTCATTTTGCCTGCTGCGGTCTCAGCGCTTGCAGCGGTCGCACCGCCAAACGTTCCACCAAGCACGTCCATAATCTCGTTAAGGCTTGCGCCTTCTTTAATCATCGTTGCCATCTCTGGGCTTAATGATCGGAGCGCCTTAAAGTTGCCTTGGTATGCCTTGGCAAGCGCGTCAGCGACGCTGGCAGAATCCATGCCGGTAGCCGTGCTGATGTCCATGACAAGGTTCATGTCGCGCATGGCCATGTCCACATCTTTTGTACCGCGCACAAGAGCTTCTAATGCCAAGCGATACTCGGTGTCAGCAACGCCAGACGCTCGAGACATCGCGCTAATCTGATCTTCAATCTGTGCGGTCTGTGCAGCACCCGCGCCAGTCACATTTTGCAAAGTAAGCGCTAAAGCCGCCTGTTCCTGCTGGTCTTCCATTGCAGCCTTGGTTGCGTCACCAAGCGCCAAAGCCAAACCACCCAAAGCGGCAGCTGCCGGTATCGCAGCTTTCTTAATTGCAAACTGGGCTTTTTCCCCTGTGGTCTCAAGTTGCTTAAACTGCTTAATAGCCTTTTTAATACCTGTGCCGTCAAACTCTGAAATGATCGGGATATTGATTGCCATTATGCGGTCTCTCTGTTCGCTTCTTCCATTACGCGCTTAACCAATTGCTCCATTTCGGACATGACATCGTTTTGGCGTTGCTCGTACGCTTTCCACATTACTCGCGAACGACTGCCATAGCGTGCAGTTAGCGCGCGCCCTAATGAGCCAGACATGGACGTGTCAAACATGGTGCCAGTTGCGCCTTTCCATTGAATGGCAAACGTGCCCACGTTGGTTTTGTTCCCGCTGTATTCCTTAATGGCTCGAGTATTAATCTTGGCAGCGATCTTCTGTTTCATACCAGGTATCCACGGCAAGATCTGGAACCCTGATCGGGTCTGCCAGTTGCGCGCCATACCAGACAACGGGACGCCAGTAGGCACAAGTTTGTTTGCATCGTCAATAACAGGCTGGACGATCTTTTTGTAGTCCTTGGTGATTTCTCGGCGCAAAGATTTGTCAATTTTATTAAGGGTCTTCAAAGCATCCTTGAGCCCGACGACCTCAACCCTTGCCGATACTTCCGCCACGTCATCTCCGTTTTTTGTTTGCCTCGTTAAGCACTTTAATGACCGTTGCTATATCTCGAGCGTCAAACACAATGTCGCTAGGCCACCAACCGACCGCGACCAAAATCTCTGCTAGTTGGCGACGGTAGGTGCCGCGTCCGTAGGGTTTGGGTCTGTCTCGTCCAGTACCGGCAGAATGTCGATGTCAGGGTTTTTGCTTAACCATTCACGCCAGTTGTCACCAACTTGTTCGCCTTTGATCTTTAAGATCGTGTGCATCCAACAGGCATAATCCGAATACAACGGGTTTGCGGAAAGCTGTTGAATGTTGCGACGCTCGAGGCGTTCCCATTCCGTGACCACAAACAGGTTTGTGTAGTAGTACTCGGGTGCGCTGTCGGGCGTGCGCTTTAACTGCAACTTAATTTTCATGTTTCTCCTATGTCGGCTTGGAGCCGTTGATTACGGGTTCGTGGTATCCAATGTCAGCGCGCCACCCATGAACGTGATGTCATAGGTTGACAACTCGCCAAGGGATGCGTTAATAACTGGCAACGACTCAAGGTAGCAACCAGTCAAAATAAACTTCGGGTTAGTTGCTGACTCTGCACCTGACGCTGGGGTCAAGGTGATGTTGGTCTTAGTGCCAACCAACGGGAACAAGGTTGCGTAGGTTTCGGTTGCTGCAAACGACGCGTACATCGTCAAAGTTACTTCGTTGTTGACAAGGCCTGCGGTGTAACTGCGTGAGTTGGTGCCGAACGCGGTGTCTTCAAGCGCTTCAACCAAATAGGTCAATGTTGCTGCGCTGCACATGTCGGTCAAATCAACGCTGTTAATTGTGAGGACTGGGTTCGAGAGGTAAGTGCTACTGGCCATAAATGCTCCTTAGGTTATGTTCTGATAGTAGATGATTTGTGTTGCTTAGTTGTGGATTACGAAGTCTGGGCTTGGATAGCGCAATCAAGGTCGTAGCACGGATATAACGCGCCACCGATTTCAAGGCTTGACGGACGCCCACCCATCACGATGATCTTGGAGCCAAGCACGGTTGCAACAATGCTAAGAATCTGACGCAGTACCGGCAGACCTGCTGGGCCCGACCCGATGACTTTGACTGGAAACTCAAGGCGCACCACGTTGCCGTTGCCTGCAATAGTCGTAAAGTTTGGCGCATCCAAATACACGCAATTAGGTGCAAGTTTGGTCGGGTCGTTTACAACACGCAAACCAGATACCGCAGTCAGCGTTGCCGTGACATCATCAATTGCTTCGTTAAACAGGTCGGTGTACGACATTAGGCAACCGCTGGACGTGGGATGCCAAGCAGCTGCTTAACGATCGGGGTCAGGCTTTGCTGTGGTGCTGAACCCATGCCGTCAAACGTGGCGTAGGTTGCCTCTATTGACCCTCTAGAGCGCCACAGCGCCGCGCAATACATCAAAGTGCCCAATGTGGCGTCACCACCTGGAGAGGTCGTTAGGGAGTCGATATAGCCCGATTCCTGACGCCTGCGATATGCGAACTGGTTGCCAGCCGATACTGATTGCGTAAGCAACGTGTAGTCGTCTGACGGGTTAGGAATGTTGATGCCCAAATATGTTGCAACTTGCGCAGCTGTAACCCACGTGCAAACAGGGTCATACGAGACGGTGCCAGACGCGGCGGTGCGCTCCACGTTGTTAGCGACTTTGGCGTAAAGCACCTGATCTGCAACTGGCATTTGATAGTCGTAAAGCAGGTCGCCTTCTGTATCAACGCCAATAAACAAATACTGTGGCAATGCACGCACGCTGTAAGTACCGTTGAATGTCGCGTCAACGCCTGCGACCGTAATTGACTGACCGACTGCAATCTCGCTGGGGGTCAGGAGTTGCAGTACGGCGAAGTCATCAATTAGGTACTTGTTGGTAACCGTGTATGTTGCCATGAGCGGATGCTCCGCTCTCGACTAGGCGATTGCGATTGACTTAACCTGATCGCCGTCTGCGATAAAGGTTGAGACGTAGCCGTAGTAGGAGAATGTGCGACCCAAGGTTGCAGGTACTTCTACTGACATGATTCCACGAACTTGCTCGTAGAACTCAATCGCAGATCCGCGTGCTACAACCATCGTGTTGTCGGCAAATGCGCGGTCAACGACCAAGTTCAAACCCAATGGGTTGAACGTGTTCATTTGTGTTACGCCGCCTGTGCCAAGTCCGTTGATGCCCATGAGTCCTGCTGCGCCGGTGTATGGGAAAATTGGTCGCTTGTCTCCGTCCAACTGACTTCCCATTTTTTTCCATACGTCTGGACTGACGAAAATGTGGTCAGGCAGGAAGTTGGTTGCGGTGAGGATGTCGGTTGCTGCGTCGTACAATGCTGCAATCAACGATGTTGGGTTGTCAGCTGTAACTGTCCAGGTTGAACCTGATGCGGTGTCGCCTGCGAGGATTGCGTTACATGCGACTGCGTCTGATTGCAACATGTATTGGCCTGCGAGGTCTCGCAAAATGATTTCCATTGCTGCAGGTGAAGTGAAGTCAATGTCTTGTACTGACAAAGTAACTTGACCGGCAAGCGTGGTCTTGGTAACAACATTTGATGCGATTACTGGCGTGGTTGCTGATGCTGAACCAAGTTCTGATTGTGAACCTACCGAGGTGTGGGTCGTCCAAGTTGGGCGAATCCATGTCTTTGATTGTCCACCGTCTGGCATTGCGCGAGCGCCAACTGCGGTGACTACTGGACGGATGTAGTTCAAGTCATCAAATACTGGCCCAAGGACTGGTACTGGCAAAAGACCAGGTGTGTCCGTGGTAAGTACATCGCCTGCAGCTGCTTGAAGTGCTGATTGCTTTGAAATTGCGAACTCGCGTGCGGCTGCTGCCACGTTGCGGAAAGTTTCTCCGCCGATGTGCATTGCTGCGAGGTATTCGCCTGGTGTTGGCAAATCAAACTTGCGCTTTGCTTGTGCATAAATTGGTGCAGTAGGAATGGTTGCCTCGACTGCGGTTTCGTTTACTTCGGACATTTCTGGTTTCTCCTCTACTGGGGTTACTTCTTCATTTAACACTACTTCAGGTTCTTCTTGGTGGATACTTGCAGCAACCTTGGTGATGTTTGCAGCATCGCCAAAAGCGCCAATCGGGACTAGGGATAATTCCATCCAGTCGGCTGACTCGATAATCATTGTGCCTTCTTCGTCATACGAGAACTTGACTGGATTTATACCCACCGAGACTTGATCAATGGTGCCGTCCAAGGCCATAACCAAAGCGTCATTTCCGAGAGAAGTTGCGCTTATCTTGGCGCTAAACATCATGCCTTGCTCGGTATCTACTCGCTCGGTAACAACGCCAACTGGCATTGAAGCGTCGTGGTACATAAAAAGACGGGGCGCTTTGCCTTCGACTGGCAACGAGCCAGGACGGAAGATCACAGCTGTACCGTCCGAAACTACTGCCGGCACGTTGTACGGAACAGCGGTTCCCGAAATGGTGCGGCTTGGGGCGTCACCCTTAGCGGCGTCAATCGTAAAATCTCCTGCAATTAACTTGATCATCGTGCTAACTCCTCTTGTGTGTTTTCTCTAACGACCTCTTCACGGTCGTCCATTTGATCGGCCATAAAGTTTTCTTCTAGGTATTCATCCGCGTCAAACTCAACATAAGTTCCGCGCGGTAGCACGTTGTCCATTGACAGCGCGCTAGCAATTGCATCGGCATACAACTTTACGCCAAACAAATAAAGATCGGCGCGCGCTTGCTGGCTTGATTGGTACGAGTATGCGCCAGTTGCAACGCCCACCAAATACGGCGGAACATTTGCCAGACGCGACATTTCTAGCGCCTGATATTGCGATGCCTCAATCAACAACATCTTGTCAGGTGTGCTGTTTGTTTCCGTATATGTCAAATACTCGTTGAGCGCTGCAGTCTGGTTGGTTGCTCGAGCGGCATTAAACGCGCTAGCCAAATCAGCCAACTCTTGCGCGCTAAGTGGTTCTCCGCCAGTCTGTTTAAGAACGCCTGCTGGAATGCTTGACGATGCGTTGCGATTGCGCGCTGCTTCAAGTTTTAGCGCGGTTTCGATTGCGCCAGGTGCCGAGTAAATCATGCCTTGCGCTGGCGATAGAAATTGCACAAGGTTTGTTGGGTCTAGCATTCCGCCGTTGAAGTAAACCTCTTTAGACGGTGCAAACCAAACAGGGCCAACCATGTCGGTGGTAGTAATTGAGCCGGCAGGCAGTCGAGTGAACGTGGCAGGGTATCCGTCAGCGGTGCGTGACGTGATGTACCAAAATGCGCGTCCGAACATCATGAGGTCATCCAGCGTCCAAGACATGATGAACTGATATGGCACGGTTGGGTCTGGTCGGCGCAACCATGAACGTGGAGCAATGTAAATGCTTTCCATTTCTTCGCCGTTCCAAAACTCGTTGTATGAGCGCAACGGCATTGAGCCAATGACCGACGCCATCAAATCTCGAGCGCGGTTAATTGTTGGAACGCTGATCGCGCGATTTCGTGCTTCGCCTTCTTGGTAACTGTAATACTGGCCGATCATGCTTACGCCTTGCGCGTTACTTGTGTAAC